CTTCCGGTTGTAATCGCCGCTGACGAAATTGTTATTCGTCGGTGCCGACCCAACCAGCGGCGTCAATGCACCGGAAAGCGTGCGAGCGCCCATGAGGATGCAGGATGCCTTGATGGCAGACCAGATGCCATCGCTCTTGCAGCCGGTGATGAAGGTGTTGATCGCATCGCGGACGCCGGCTTCAAGGGCCACGCCACCGTCTGCCGTTTCGACGGCAGTGATGTAGGCGTTTACGTCGGCGTCGGCGTATGTCGGGGGCGAGTAGAGCGTCACTCCCCACTTCGCCCCAAGGTAACGCTCAATCGCTGACGCTTCTGCGACCGTCAAAGCCTTTTGGAAGACGGCTAACTCAGCGATAACGCCGTCAAGGTGGTTGCCGCTAGAACTATCAAATGCAATTGCAACGGCCAAACTGTCGTTGTTGGGCGTATTGCCAGCCGTGAGCCAAGGGTTAGTGGTTGCAGTGCTGGTGCCGTCAATGCGAAGGTTTGCTAATGCAGCCCCGTAGTTCCCAGTAGCGGTGAAGACGTGCGGGCTTGTGTTAGGCGTTGATGTTACTTCCTGAAATGAGTCGGCATCGTTTCGCCGCCCAAACAACTGGAACCCAGCGGGAATCCCTCCCGTAAATGCGGTTGCACCAAATGCCAGGCGTGCGGAAAGGGCGTTGTCGGCTCTACTGAAAAAGAGCAAATACCGGCCGCCCTGCCCGGCAGGCGCAGTCGTTACATCAAATGCCCCTACAGCCACAATCGTCATTGCGCTGATGTTGCGTGCGAGATTCAGCGTGGCAGCATTACCAACGAGCCTACTGGTGCTGCCGTCAAAATCCAGAACCCGCCGCCCGTTCTGCGTGCGAGTTGTCGCGTTTGGCTGATTCGCGGCGGTACTCTGCGAGAAGTGCCTGCCATTTCCAGACAGGTCGCGCCACTCGCTGACCGTGTTGCCGTTGAACGTCAGGCTGCTAGCGTTGCTGGCGTCTAGCCACAGGGCCAGATTACTGATCGCTCGCGGATCGAAGCCGGATGCTGCCCTGGGCCGAAGGAGGCGGGGACTCATGGGCATGGCACTACTTCCAATTGCGCTTCAGTAAGGGATGTAACGACGGTCAGACCACACGCCACCGGCTATCGGTCGCGTCGTAGACCAGGAGCGCCGCGCCGCCGCTTGCGGACATGACGTAATCCCCTGCCCACGGCACAACGAGCCGGTTGGCGGCGGCCGAGCTGGTCGATTGGTGTTTCAGCGTGATCGCGAACGTGCCGACGTTCACCAGGAGCACGGCCTGCCCCGACGTGCCGGCCACGACCCCGGTGATGTTGCGGGCCGCGCTTGCCGACACTCGGAAAATGTCTCCGGTTCCGATGGCGTAGTCGTTCTGGTCGGCTGTGAGCTGGGCCGGGCTCGCCACGACGTTCGCAATCGTGTCGGCCCCGCCCGTCTGGTGGCTCGACGCATGGGCGGTCGGCGTCCGTGAGTTGGAGAGCCTCGAGTCTGTGGTGAGCACCACGCTCCCAGAGAGGCGGGCATCGGCCAGCGTGCCGGAGGTAAGCAGGCTGGCATCGGTCGTTGCCGGGGCCGCAGCCTGGACGGCCGTGGTGAAATCCGTGATCGCGGCCGACGTGTGGGTGTGGCTCGACGCGGCCTTGCCGTCGAGGGCGGTTTGCAGGCCCGTCACGTCCGCGATGGCGTGGGTGTGAACCGTGGCCGCGTAGCTGCCGGCTGCCTGCTTGCCGTCCAGGGCCGTCTGGAGCCCCGTCACGTCGGCAATGACGTGGGTATGGGTTGCGGCCGCCTTGGCGTCCAGGGCGGTCTGGGTGGCCGTGCTGATGGGCTTACTGGCGTCGGACGTGTTATCCACGTTGCCGAGCCCCACCATTGCCTTCGTGACGCCGGAAACGGTCCCGGTGAACGTCGGGCTCGCGAGCGGGGCCTTGGCCGAGAGGGCAGTCGTCACGGTCGAGGCGAAGTTGGCGTCGTCGCCCAGGGCCGCGGCCAGCTCGTTCAGCGTGTCGAGGGCGGCCGGGGCTGCGTCGATGACGCTGGAAACCGCCGCAGTCACGTCCGCCGGAGTGGCCTTCGCGTCGAGGGCCGTCTGGAGCCCGGTGACGTCGGCAATCGCGTGCGTATGTGTCGCCGGGGTGAACGTCGAGGGCTTGCCGGTGATCGCGGACCACTCGACCGGACCGCCGCCGGAGTAGGGCAGGGATGACCAGGCCGTCGTTCCGTTGCCCACCTTGATCTTGCCGCTATCGGTCTCCAGGCCGATGACGCCGTACCCGAGCACGGGATTCGCGGTCGTGAAGCCGGCGGCCGTGTTGCGGACGTGGTCGAACGAGACACGGGTCTGGAACGTGGCTGGCGTGGTCATTCTTGTACCTGCTGGGTGATCGTGAGGATGAGCGGATCGACCGCACCGCCGGCAAATGCCAGCTCCACCGCACCGCCGCCGGCAGTGAACGGCTCCCACGCGGTCAGGTCGGCGGCCAGCCGCCACGTCGATTCATCGGCCGCCACGAACACCAGCATTCCGGCCTCGCGGCGTGGAGCCGGGATGGCGTCCCGATCGGCCAGCGTGGCCACCGTCCGGTAGCCGCCGCGTCCGTAGCGGGCATCATGGGAGGGATGCACGTCGGCCGTGTCGAACGGCACGACCGGGGCGATGACGTTGACGCCGGGGATCTTCGCCATCACGCCACCTCGAGCTTGAGGCTGCCGGTGACGGCGTAGGTTGAGCGGAACACGTTGTAGGGCCGGGCGGCCTGGCCGGAGAACGTGATCGACCTGGTCGTGATCTCCCAGGCAGACGTTGGGAACCCGTTTATCGAAATACTCGGCTCTCCCATGCTCACTGGCAGCACGACGTAGACGTAGGCCGACGCCGGGGCGAGCTGCTTCGACACGACGCGGTTGGTTCCGAGATCGAGCAAAAGCTGGGCCACGATCTGGGCGTCTGTGATGCTGGCCGCGCTCGACACACCGACCGCCCGCACCAGGAGCGTTTCGTTCGGCGTTGCGGTGGAGCCTGCGACGGCCATCGTGTGAATCCTGCGAATCGACTCCGAGCGGTCTGCCCACCGCCATGCGTTTTGCGAGCCGTCCGGCACGCAAACCTCGTAGCTCTTGCTTGCCCCGTTCTCCGTCACCACCACCCGGTCGCCGCGCTTCGGATCCTGCTGCAGCTCAGAGCGGTGAATGAAAAAATCCCGTGTCTCCATCCGAACCATGTTGCCGGCCTTGTCGATGGCCTCCCATCGGCCGGTCACGAGCGTTGCCTTGCAGGACCGCGGCAATCCGACTTTCGGTTGGTAGTCAACCAGGACGGCGAGATGCTCCCGCCGCTGGCCTTCAAACCACGCCTCGGCCTTTGCCATCAAGTCCTGCACAGCTCTACTCCTGGCCCACCGGGGCCGGGGGCGAGCGGCGTAGTGACGCTGCCCGACCCCCGGCCCGTGCGCGCGACCTCGACTAGGCCTTCATCAGCTTGATGGTCGCCGTAGCGTCACCGGAAGCCTGGGCCTGCACCGCGTAGCCGGCCAACGTGTTGTTGGTCGCGGTCGTGGTGAGCACGTCGTTCGTGGCGTCGTAGTAGACCTTCGCGAACGCCGTCACCGCACCCGACGCCTTGGCGTGCTCGATCACGCCATCGACGATAAGCGAGCCCTTCACGTTGGCAGCGATCGCCGTCTGGGCGATGCCGATGCCAACCGAGCCGAGCACCACGATCTTGCCGGCCACGAGAGCCGAGCTGGGGGTGTAGTCGATCGCCTCCCCCTCCTGCACGAAACGAGCCATTTGGATCACCTAGCTTTCTTGGTTCTGGAAATTGAGAGATCGGAACCCCGGCGGCGGGATTGGGCTCCCGCCGCCGGGCACGTTGAACATCACGCCGTTCAGGCCGTCGCCATCCGGTAGGCACCCTTCGACTCGGCCTTGGCCACGCCGAAGGAGAAGTGACCCCGCACCTGGATGCCCAGCGTGTCGAAGTCGGCTTCGGCCTGCTGCACGGTCGGCGTCCGCTGACCCTGCAGGAAAGCCACCTCCATCGCCGGCAGCTCGCCGGGGTTGGCCACGAGCCACCACGTCGAAGCGCTGGTGAGGTAGGAGCTGGCGACCACCTGGTAGCGGCCCGCCAGAACGTTGACGTTCGTGCGGGTCGAGTTCTCGCCGGTGATGAGCAGCGAGCCGCTCATCAGTTCGGAAGCGGTGATCTCGTTCTCCGGCGACACGAGCAGCATCGCCGGCGAGATGCCGAGCGGGTTGCCGTCGCCGTCCTTGAGCTTCCGGTAGGACGCCGCAGCCGTCTTGAGCGACCCGATCGCGAGGGCGTTGCCGCTGGCGGCCGTTTCCTTCGCGAAATAGGTGCCGTTGTTCAGCTCGAACTCCGACCAGAACACCTTGTTGAGCTTGATCGCCGCACCACGGCCGAGCCGCTGCGGGACCACGCTCAACGCACCGAGATCGTCGTTCACGATGTCAACCATCGTGATGCTGGACATGCGGCCGTAGAGGTTGGCCTTGATCGAACGGGTCTCGTCGCCGGCCTCGGCCTGCTTGAGCTCACCGCCGTTGCCAACCTCGTCGAACTCGAAGCCGCCCGTCACGCGGACGCCAGTGACCGACTTGTAATCGGAGACCGAGCGAACCGACGCGATCATGTCCCAGTTGCTCTCGACCGCCGTGAAGCCCTGGAGGAGGAACTTCCCGTAGGTCGCCGCCAGCACGTTGCTGATGGAGTGGGTTGCGAACCCGCTCGCCAGCACCTCGCGGATATTGCCGGCCGAGATGCGAGCCGAGCCCTGGTAGCCGTTGGCACGAGCGGCCTCGATGAGCACCTCACCCAGCGACGTGTGACCACGACGCCGATCGGCAGCCTCGAGGGTCTTGCCGTCGTACAGCCGATCCACCCCCGGCAGGCCGCCGGCCAGGCAGAGGGCCGCTTCGATCACCTTGGGCTCGCTGGCCGCGGCCACGTCAACGACGTGAACGGCAGGAGCCTTGGGGCGCTCGGCACGGACCTCGGCCAGCCGCTCGGCCCGAATCTTCTCGAAGACCAGGCTTGCGATGTCCTCGGCGGTCACGGCCGGAGCCTCGACCTTCTTTTCCGCGGCGACGATCGTCGCGGCTTCCGTCTGCGGCGCGGCGGCCTCGACGGGCTTCTCGTTGAGCTGCTCGCTCATAGAAACACCCTCATTCGCTTCGGCAGCGATCGCCGCGGACGTATTGGCGTCCGCACCAAAAAGGACCACACTCGTCTCCCGCAGATCGGAGGCACGAACCACCGACACAGGCCCGGCGAACTCGCGGCCGTTCACGGCCACGACCCCACCGGAATTGACGTTTTCGATGTTGCCGGCGTCGGCACCGATGGACGCCTGCAATGGGATGCCGGCCCGCGCGAGGCGGGCGATCTTTTCGGGGATCTCGCCCTCGGCCAGCAGCTCGCCGCGAATGACGAGCTGCGACCCGTCGTTCACGATCTCGGTCGAGCGGCCAATCACGGCATCCAGCGACCGCTCGTGAGCCCACAGAATCGGGATCGACGCCTTGGCCGTGTTCATGCCTTCGAGATCCACAACCAGCGGGTTGCGGCTCCACCCCTGGCGGATGGCGGCCCCGGTGTAGGCGACCAGCTCAAACGTCGGCACCTTGCCGGGCTCGGACGCCTCGATACGCAGCTCGGTCGAAAGCGAAATGCGATTCATGCGTTTTGCTCCTGCGGCTGGGGCCTCGTCGCCGGCGCCGGCGGTGCGGGCTCGATGCCAAGAGAGGATTCAAGCTGCTTCTCGGCGGCACGCTGCCGAAGCACGACCCGCCAATCGCGGCCGCGCTTCGAACAGACCTCCGCCAGGCTGGCCATGTTGGCCGCCACCATGGCCGCATCGGCGTCGGCTTCCTTGAGCGGATCGACGTGCTCGAAGCCGTCCCACGTCCACGTCCAATTCCAGGCCGCGAACGGCGGCAGGCCGCGTGGGATCACGCCGCCAACGTCCACGGCCTCGTCGAGCCATGCGAGGAGCAGGGGGTCGAGAAACACCCGCTCCATGTCGTTCCGCTCAATCGCGATCCGCTTGCGGTACACGAGGTAGTCGCCCCGCATCGACGAGTAATTCGCCGTGCTGGAATCCATCGCGGCCACGATGTAGGGCATATCGAGGCAGCGGGCGATCTCGTTGAGGAGCCGCCGGACGAATGCGTCGTGGCTGGCCGTGGGATGCTCGGCCTTCATCTGGACGGGCTCCCACCCGTCCGGAGCCGCCACGGCCATGCCCCGCACGATCGGCATGGTCTCCAGCGTTTCGAGCTGGGCCGCGCCGCCACCTTCGGCTGGCATCGTCGTCTTGAGGATGGCCGCAAAGTTGGCCGCAGTCTCGGCGGCCGTCACGACCGCCAGCGTGTATCGCCGCAGGAGGGCAAACAGCTCGAGGGCCGGGGCAATCTCCGAAACGCCGCGATGCTGGCCCGGCCGGGTGGCGTGGAACCAGTGGCAGACGTACTCCGAATCGACCCATCGGCCGTCCAGCACAAATCCCGGCGTCAGCGAACCGGGGTGATGCTTGGCGAACCAGTATTCCGTGACGTTGCCGTCCTGGTCGAACCGCACGCCATCAACGTCGGTCTCGGTAGGGAACCCCTCCGGCGACATGACCTGGTCGGCCTCGACGAGCTTCACGTCGAGCTGCACCCCCTGCCGGCGGCCGTTGTTCGTCTTGAGGCCGAATACCTCGCCGTCAGAAATCTTGCTGGTCTTCGCGATCCGCAGCTTCTTGGCCAGATCGACGTTCACCGACCAATCGTAGACCGCGGTTTCCACAGCCCGAACGGCATCCGGGTCCACGTCCGGCCCGAGATCGAGCTGGAGCCGTGGGCCGGTTCCCACCAGGTCGTTCGACCACGTCGAGGCGATGCCGGCCGCATACGAGTTGTTGGCAATCTCGTACCGGGCACGGTTCCGAATCCGGCGGCGGACCTCCGGCGAGAGGGCCGCGTCGGCCGAGTAGTGGTCGGCACTGGCCCAATGCCGCTTGTTTAGCTCGGTCGTCTGGGCGGCGTCGTACTTCGCCGCAATCATGGTGGAGATTGCGGCTTTCTGTGCGTCGATAGTCGCCTGCAAGCGACTCCGCGACGGCCCGAGCATTTTGGAGAGGAGCCCCATTAGCCGCCGGCTCCTGGGGCTTCGATGCGGGCCATGCGGAGCGACCGGAACGGCGACACGGCGGCAGCACGGGCCTCCATCACGAACCGGGCGGCCTCCACCTGGCGGTCGAGCTCATGCTGCTCGACCTCGCCGGCCTCGGTGCGGGCGCGACGGGGCTGCGCGAGATTCGCGGCAACTGCGTCTACAACGTCCTCGTTCGCCAAGGCCGGCACTCCAGAGGCAGCGGCATCTACGATGCCCTACCACCAGTGTACCAGTGTTCACCGAACGACCCGGATTTCGTGGGTCACAGGAACTCCACCAACGCCATGTCGTCCACGTCGTCGTCTTCAAAGGCGTCGAATGGCTCGTCGAGCATGGCGGCAGTCCTCCGTGGGGCTACCGTCCAGCCTAGCGTGGCCGGCCTGGCGGCCGGCCGGCGGCTCAACGCTTGAATCTGACTGTGATATACGTCCCCGCAAACGCCCCGGAGGCGAGCGGTACGAGGTACAGAATGTTCTTGGAGTAGCTCACGACGCCGTAGGCCAAGAGCGAGTAGATAATCGACGTCAGCAGCGCGGCCGTGAACGCCCGTCGCTTGCCGACCGCGAGGATATACCAGGCGTACATCATGTCGATCGCGACGTAGGTGCAGAAGATCGCCCACGCGGTAGCCCAACTGAACTCGCTCATCTGTTTCCCCCCAGCTTCGACAGGAGCGCGGCCCGCTTCGCCGCCATCTCCTCTCGCGAAATAACCTTGCGTGCGGCCGCAGGCTTTGCCTGGACGCCAACAGCCGAGATCCCGGTGAACGAAGCGGCGACGGCCGAGCCGATCACACAGTCCCACAGATGGTTGTCGCGGCCCGGAATGAGTTTCCATTCGTCCACGACCCGCATTTTTGACTCGACGCGGATCGGAACCTCGCTCGACATTTGCTCCGCCAGCATCTCGTGCTGGCCGTCGTGCAGCGTGAACCCGAGCGGGTCGCCCATCGGTAGCTTTACGCGAGAGGCGACAAACGTCTTCCAGGCGTTCGTGTCGTAGAGCAAATGCCGCTGCCGGCCGATCGTGCTGGTCCGCCAGTTGGCGCCGACTCGCTCCCCGCGGTCTGGTGGCTTGTCAGAGATCGTCTGGCCGCTGGCACCAACAAATCGCCCGTGCGTCGGAAGGATGCGCGGCCCCCACTTTGACCGCCTGGCGAAGTCTCGCACGACCCCCTGTGTCTGCGCCCAGTTGGCGTCGATGCACAGTTGGCTCACGCGGAGAACGGCGTCATCATCCTCGCGGGCGAACTCGCGGTCGAGCAGCATCGCCGCGACTTGCTCGAGGCCGGAATGGATGGCGGCCTCCACGTTGTTGCCGTGTACCTTCGCCAGCGTCTTCTTGGCATCACGGAGCGTGAAGTAGGCTCGCGGCTGCTCCGGGTACGCTCCGTAGGCGACGACGTGGCCGCGAAACTGGTGGCCCCAGCCGAGCACTGCCCAATACAAGAGCGTTTGCTGGACGTCCACGAACACCGTTAGCGTGTCGAGGCCGCGAGGCACGATCCACCGCGGAACTGGGATCACGCGACGGCGAATATCGTCTGGCTGCAGGCCTGTTGACGTCGCCTCGTCCTTGAGCGGAGTCTGCTGAAACTCCGACATAAACACGTCTTCGCCGTCGTCGATCAAGGCGTTGTATGCGTGCTGGATAGCGGAGTTTTCACGCTCCGGATCGAAGCACGAGGCCCACGACACCATGCAGCCGTCGTCCATCTCGGCGCGATTGGCCAGATAGAACTCGTTGGCTTCCGTGTGCGCTCTGGCCTGGTCGCCAACCACGTCGGAGGAGAACGTGCATCGCAGTTCGCGATATTTGTCCATCCACAGCCCGTCGTGGGCTTTGGCGAACTGCCGCACCATCGGAATCCGTTCGCCTTGCCATGCGGGGTGTTTCCCTTGGTCGAGCAGTTGGTCAACCATGTCGTCCACCTGGATCACAGTGGCGTTGACGACGCAGGCGATGCTCGTGGTGTGGCCGGCCAGCTTCATCACCGACTTCAAGAGTATTTCGAGCCGAGCCTGGCACTGCATCGGGCTCTTGGCCGATTCCCGCGTCTGCGGATCGTCTACGATCACGAAATCCGGCCGGAGCTGCTTCCCGTCCGCAGACTTGTGCCGTAGGCCCAGGATCGAGCCGGTGAGCCCCTTGCTCGTGATGATGGCTCCGCCAGAAACCGACCCCTCAATCGCCGGCAAAACGATCGTGTCTTTCTTCCACTGGATATGCGTCCGCTTGCCGCCGGCCGTCTGCGACGAGCACCGCTGGGGCTTGCCCTCCAAGGCCCGCACCGGCAGGCAGACCTCGGGGAAGTCTTCCGCCAGCAGGTCGTTGTCCGACAGCTCCGTTTTGATCGACGTGATGGCCTTGTCGGCCAGGCCGGCCTCGGCCGCGAAGATCGCCCCGAATCGCCGGTGGCCGTACAGAATCGCCCACAGCAGGGCATTCTCCGAGATCGTGGACTTGGCAAACCCGCGGTAGACCGCATTGCAGAACCGGCCGCCGCGGATGATGCAGTCTTGAATCCGCGTGATGACCCGTTTGTGGTCGTCGGAGAAGGGGGAGAGGCCCGTCGAATACGGGAAGTACGTCGTCAGGAACAGCTCGAGGCTTTCGCGGCAGGCGGCCCGGCGTTCGGGATTCGCGACCTGGGCTATCGCCCCAATGTCGGCACCCAGCCGCGTCGTTTCGCGGCCGCGCTCAAGCGTGCCTTTCCGGCGATTCTCAATCGCCTCTTTGCTTTTAGCGACCATCACGGGCTCGGAGTATTTCGATAGCCATGTCCACGAGCCGCTCGGTCTCCACGATCACGACGCTCTTGCGGCGGTTGCAGCGGTGCCAGACGCACGGGACCGCACCGGCCGGGGCGTCGGCCTTGGCCTGGTCGATGGCGTCCCACAGTTTGAGGCGCTCGACACGCTTGCACTCGACGTGCAGGTTGACGCCAGGCAGGACTACGTCGGGGGAGTCGGGGCCGCCCTGGAACTGGACGCCGCGACGGGCCTCGACGCCCAGCAGCTCGCCCATCTCGGCGGCACATTCCCGCTCGCCCACCTTGCCTTTGCGGCGCGACATGGAGCCCATCATTCGCCTCCCACGATGCGGAGCGTGCGGCATTTGCCGTCTTCCCAATCCACCACGCCGTCGCGGCGGAGGCGGACGAGCTTTTGGAATACGTCGCTCGTGTGAATGTCCATCGACCTAGCAACCTCTCGGAAGGTTGGCGGGTATCCGTGGCTGGCGATCCACTTCGCGATGGCCTTGAGCACGGCCATCTGCCTTTTCGTTGTACCGTGGCTTTTTGCCGCTTGAATGCCAGCTTTGGTAATCACTTGCGTCATTCCGTCACTCCTTGGCGTATCTTCGCCCGCACTGCGCGGCGGGCGTCTGCGATCTCCGTATCACCGAGCTCACCGTCCAGGCGGGCGTGCTCCTCGGCCCGCCGCCGTTCCTCGCGCTCTCTCGTGGCGGCTGCGGCCGCAGCGAAGGCCGGATCGACCTTCGGGGGCGGCTTGTCGTCGGGGCCGGCCCGTGGGGCGGGCTTGCGAGACTTGTCGCGCCAGTAGCCACCAAGCACCTTGGCCACGAAATCCGGCTTGCAGAACTGGCCCAGCGTCACCGGGTCGTCGAATCGCTTGCAGGCCGCGAGCATTGGGATCGCCCGTAGTGCCTCGTCCAGCCAGCCGGCGTCACCTAGCCGGTCCAGAGCCTCACCGGGCGGGCTCGACGACTGCCAGGCCGTCCTGCGGCCCTGCGATGCCCCCTCGTTCCAGGCTTTCCGCAGCTCCGGCCAGCCCTGTTTTTCCCCTCCGTGAGGTGCTGGTGGTGGTGGTGAAGAAGACATGGACATGGAAGCATCGCTGGAGCATGTGCCATCGCATGTGCCTTCGCATATGCGATCGCATATGCGTTCGCATTGCTCGCCCACATCGACGGCGGTGGCTGGGGGGTTTGGGGCGTTTTCAGGCTGCGAGTCGGATGCCCACCGCTGGGAGGCCGACTGACGGGCCTTTTCGCTCCGTTCGTGCGACTTAGACCGCTCGTGCTCCAGCCGTAGGTTGCGGCGCTTGCCGTCCTTCCAGACCGGGAATTTGTCTTGAATAGCCTTCCAGCACGACCGGATGCCTGGCGAGATCAGTTCAAGCCGCTTCACGTCGTCTGGCAGGCCGCCCTGCTCCCACTGCACGATCAGCAGTGTGACGTAGTGGCCGCGTTCGTCAGCGGTCCAGCCCGTGGTGGCGGCGAGGAAGTCGCGGCCGAAGAATGGGAACCAGCTACTAGCCATTGCAACCGCCAATCGTCTTTCCCCTGTATTTAATGACAAACGTCGTGCGCGGCTCCGGCGTTTGCTGGTTGTTGTTCATTCGATCACGCCTAGCGTCGGCTGCGCGGCGAATCACAAGCGGCGGTGGCGGCGGCGGCGCTTCCTCGGGATGAACAGATGATTCATTGCGAGAATCGTCTTTCATTCTCATGCCGCACTTGATCGCATTCAGCAACAGCCTCTCGGCCTCCTTCGGGTCGCACATTCCTTTGGAAACCGAAATCCCTATCGAACCGCATAGCTCAACGCAGTAATAGCCGCAATCAACGTAGAGCTCGCCGTCGCGGCTTATGACTTTAAGGACGTGGAACGGCCTGTCCTCGACCGCACAGGGGTCAACGTCTGATTTTCCGTGAATGAACTCGTGGCATCCGTTGCAGATCCCCTGCAAGTCCCGAAGGTCTTCGCGGTACTTTCGGGCATATGTCAGGTGATGCACGGCCTGTATTGGTCGAGTAAAGCATCTCTCACACTGGCCGCCTGCGCGGTCGTGAACAGCGTTTTTGAGAACGCTCCACTCCCTGCTGCACAGGTACGCCTGGTACTTTTCTCGCTCGTCGTCAATGTCTTCCCACCTATTTGCCATCCGTGGCCCCTTTCGTGCTTCGTAGCATTTCACCGACGAGCGACTGCACGGTTTCCGCAAACTCGCCCGCCCAATCTGCACACAGAACAATCCTGCCATATGAGCCTGTATCCGAAGGCCCCTTGCGAGACCAGCGATCCATTGCTTCAACGTAGATCGGGCAGCCGTGCTCTTCTGCTGTCCGAATAGCAAGCTCGCGCTGCGGAAGCGGCCCAGTTCCGCTGCAAACGTCAGTGAAGACGCCGACAACGTAGGCGTTGTCTTTCTTGGCACGATCGACGCACGTTTCGAGCTGACGCACCAGGCCGTGGCCCCAGGCTTGAGGCCGCGTGCTCACTCGCGTGTAGATGACGCACTGTGCCACTAGGCGACCCTCCATTCCCTCTCGGGTCGCCCGCTCAAGCTGTTCACCCGCCGCCCGGTCTGCACTATGACGCCGACCTTCTCCAGCTCGTGAAGCCGCTTGCCGACCTGGTGGGGCTCGAGGCCGCACCGGGCTCCGATCTCGCTGGCCCCGGCGGCGCCAAGCCGCAGAGCCCGCACGATCTTGTCGTGGTGGTCTGCCCGTAGGCCGGCCGCCATGCTGGCCGCAATCCGCGACGTTTCTGGACCCCGCTGGCGAAACAGCGGCAGGTCTTCCAAGCCTGTCATTTGCCCCTCCGTGGCAAGAGAACTAGGTCGCTCCGTTCGCCTCCGCACGCAACTTGGCCGCCTGCTCCATCAGGCGGGTGCCAAGCTGCTCGATTTGGTCAGCGGCCGCACGCTTGGCCGAGCCGAGATCCGCGTGCCAGCCTTCCGAATCGACGATCGTGCCGTGGGCGAGCTGCACCATCGGATCGCCGTTGAACAGGACAGGGACGCCCTTGCTGACGTGTGTCATCAGACCATCGCCGCGAATTGCGGCGTCATAGAAATCCAGCCGAAATACCTCATCAGAACGGGATGTCATCGGGTCCGCCTCCATTCGCCACGAATTCCTTGTGGGCCTTGGCCGCCTGCGTCCGAGCTGCAGGTGCCCGTGCCTTCACGGCCTCAGGCAGCGGATCGGCTCCCTTATGCCACTTCTCAATCCGGACGTACTCGCGGCCAGACTTGCCGACCCCGTGGATCGTGTCGATCGTCACCGTGCGGCCTTCAAGCTGCTTGGCCGACCAATCCTCACCACGCTGCGGCAGCGGGACGCTGGCAGAGCGGCAGACGGCTTCGACCAGGCCGCGCATCTGGAGCGGAATGATCGCCTCGACCACCTGGCAATTCGGCACGGCAACGTCAACGCACAGTGACGTGCCGTTCGGGTTGTCATCCGAAACCTTGAACTTCACGTCACGCACCACGGCCTTGACGATCTCGCAAACGTGCCGGCCGTCCGGAGCCATCGGCTTTTCGGCCGACTCGGAAGCCTGTCCGTTGTCGTCGTTGAACCATCCCCAATCGT